AAACAAGACACTGTATATAACCAGCAAGCGCCGAGGATACCGGCCATGGCAAGGAGCAAGTATGCGACGGCTCCAAGAATCCGGGCTCGGGAGGAGCCACGAACGGTTTCTCTTTGGGCTTCACGCATCCTTCGTGCGAGGGCGTCAAGTGACCTCATGGCTGTGCGTGCCCCCACGTTCCCGTAGGCTGTGTCCCAAGCAAGTTCAAAGGAAGCCTCCTCAAGGGTCCTGATGTCCTCATCGGATATTTCGAACAACATAGGAAGGCCTCCTTCAAAAAATCCGCCTGTAGTCGCCGACTTCGCCCCGACATATCCTGCCGGGGCCTGCCTTTCTACTTCTTCCCCGCAGCTCCTGCGCCTGCCTTCTTATAAAGCCGGGGAACCTCGTACCCGAAGTCTGCGGGAGCGTCGGTGTACAAATAACACATCCCGTTTCCGCCCCACTCGGAAGCAACTCCCTCTGCGGTGAAGAATCGTATGCCGACATTGTTCTCTCCGTAGGTGCCATCGAGATCAGGAAGGGATTCCTCATAGTACCCTGCCGTACCTCCGCCCCCAATGTGGCTTTCCGGAGTTATATAAGATCTCGTGGACGCAGGCTTTCCGTCGGCAACGTAGTACCCCAAGACCTTTCCGAAGGACACAAGGTAGACAAAGGTGACTACCGAGGGCTTGTCCCATCTTTCCGCCCACCGCGCCGCCGTCTTGAGTTCCTGGAAGTAGGAAAGCTGAGGAATGGGTACCGCTGTCCTCGCAGTACGTGCCGTAGCCTGTGATTGCGTGACAGCCTGAGAACGGGCGTCGGGGGTGCCTTCGGCTAAAACCGGGCAGACGTTGAGGGAAAGCGCGAAAACGACAAACAAAACGAGGGAGAAGAATTTCTTCATTCAGGGCTCCTTGTAGTGCGGGTATAGAACGGGATCTGGTAGGGAAGGTCGTCCGCCTTCCAAAGGGTTCGCGTCATAGCCATACGCGATTTGCTGTTGTACTCGGCAATTGCATTGTTCAGGACCATGATCATCGGCGGCTGCTCAGGGGTTCCTTCCATGGCGGCGACGTTGGCCTCCTGCGCGACAATGGAAGAGAATTGGTCGTAGAACCATTCGTAGTTGTGGATGATGGCCTTCTCGTTCACCACGGCCTTGGCAAGGCCCGACGCAACAGAGAAGGGCCAGATGCCGGAAAAGAAAGAGATGGCAATGTACACCGCGAGGACGGCCACCGCAACCATGATGCGTTTGGTCCACTTGATACCGACAGCATCCTCGAATTCTTCCTTGAAATAGCTCACTTTTACTCCTTTCAAGTCAAGAGATACAGCGGAAGAAATAAAACAGGCAGGAGCCCCGAATTGCCCCCTACTTCTGCCCGCCAGCGGGAGCATCCCCGAACTCGAAGACCTTCTCGGCCCCCACGGCCTTGGCATTCGCCTCCGCAGCCGCGAGCCTCATCTGAAGCTCGACGATCTGCTTGATGTGCGCCTTCGCCTCGATCTCGTCGGAGGAGAGCGACAGCGCCTTCCGCTCGTCCAAGAGGCTCGTTTCCACGTCCAGGCGGGTCTCCTCGGCCTTGTCGATCAGGGAATCGAAGGTCCGGGAGATCATGCTCATGCGAAACGGGGCTTTCATGTCGTCAATGACTTCGGCGGTGGTCTTGCGGATGAACTCGATCATTTTCATGTTGGCTCCATGCCCCTACCCTAGGTCAGGGGCGGTACAAAACTAAGGCACGCCCATACAGGATGCCGGATTCACTATACCATGTATTGTATGTAATGTCAAGTACTATTTATAATGAACGGTAGGCTATTACAAATCACGGAGAAGTTGCAGGCGGATGCTATCAAAGGTGTCCGCCACTACGCGGGCGCTTCTCATTTCTGCTTGGGTACGCCGCAGGAGGGGGATAATATGCTCGCTCCCGACGTGGCCTGCAAAGGACATCTCCTGCCATGGCCGCGTACTCATGGCTGCGTTCTTCTTCAGTACCCCCCAGCACTTCGTTCCTTTCGGCAGGTGCTCGGCACGTTCTGTCAGATAATCCCCGACCTCATCGACAAGGAGAATACGCCCAATGACATTATTGCTGCTCTTGTCGCAGATGAAGTCTCCGACCTTGAATCCGGAAGCTTCCGTACTGTGTGGCCTCAAGTCATCCAACAAAACATGCCAGCACTTCGTTCCCTCCGGGAGATGCTGCGTGTAATCGTGATCTTCCTTGGGCCACCCCCTCCCATCGGAACGAATGATGACAAGATTATTCCCCGAGGAGTCTACAGCCACAACCTTCCCGTTGACCAAGGGATCTTCTGCGTCCTCCACAATATCGCCTATGTTGAAACAATACCCTGAAGTGTTCTTCCAGCCCATTTGAATCCTCCAAATTTTCGCCTGTAGTCACCGACTTCGCCCCACCGAGCAGGAAACACCCCACAGGCAAGAATGCTCTACATCCCCCTGAGCAGCTGCAGCCGGATTTCGTCAAAAGACTGAGTAGTAGAAAGAAGAGGAGTAGGAGAAGGGCGACAAACAAGAGTTATTCGCTCCCCTCCGGCAAGCAGTTGCGCGTGCATCGACCCTCCTACTCCTCGGGAGGTATAATCCGAAGCAGGAGCTTTCCTTAAACTCCCCGCACTCACCTTCCAGCATTTCGTCCCCTCCGGGAGATCCTGTGTCAGGGCTTCCGTGCTCTTGTCCCACCCCTCCCCGTCGGTGCGGATGACAATATAAGCACCGTCTGCTTTCATACAGTGAATATAGCCCCTCAAGTTAGGGTAGTCTTCGCTTCTCACGAAATCCCCGGGCTTGAATTCTGAGCCCTCGCCCTCCACCGGAGGGGTGGAGACTGCAACGCAATACCTCCACCCAAAATCCCGATCTTCCTTGTATCTTCCGTCCGGAAGCATCCCCACAAAGGTATGGATTTCCACCCCCGCCTTTGCGGAGGCAGCGGATGCATCGGAGCAGAGAATCCGGGCTCCGATAGCAATAGGAGTTCCGAGGCTGTCGCGGAATCCCTCTACTCCGGAGAGAACAGCAGGCGCTTTGCGTAAACACTCCGCCGCGACATTCCAGCACTTTGCTTCAGGAGGGAGATCCTTCGGGAAGTCGCTGTGGCTTTTCCCCCACCCCCGGGCAGTATCCCCGCTGAGGACAACGACAACCAAATCCGGCGCGTGGCTCTGACAATGAATACGCCCTCTGATTCCGGGGGAGGCCGCTCCTGTAACTTCGTCTCCTATATGGAAGACTTCGCCTTGGTTGTTCGTCCAGCTGCTGACGCCCGCGCGGGGGGAAGGCGAATTTTCCTCCATCCACTTCAGTGCCGCAGAGAAAGAGGAAGCGTCAGTTAGTTCGCATTCGCCCTCCAAAGGGCAGGAGAAACAAGAAAACCCAAGGCACTCCCCCTCCTGCGCGATTACGACCTCGACAATGGAAGAGGGCGAGTGCTTCTTCAGCCACTCCTGCGCGAGCTTTAGAGTGTCGTCATCAGCACCTTCACGGGGGCATTCGCCCTCTGGTTGGGACAAAGGACACTCAACACAAGGAAAACATCCACAGTCCCCTCCGTGGGAAAGGATTGTCTTGACAATAGAAATATCTTTCGTTGCGGGCACGCTCATTGTAGTAGCCTCCTGGGCTTACAAGGAATATATGGCTATCTTATCATACAATAGATGTTATGTCAAGGAATATCTATCGTGCTAGGAAGGAAACTTATAGGGGTTATGGTTTATGGGAGGATTCACGGGGACAATGAGTATGCCGCCTTCCTTCAGCACAATAACACTGACCTTCTTGGCTCCAAGGTCTCTCATGGCGTCTACCGCAGCTACGGGAAGGGAGAGGACAAACTGCTTGCTGCGGCCTTCCGGGATCTTGACGGTCTTGTCTACTGTCCCGTCTACCCCCAGAGAGTCACTGTGAAAATTGATCATTTAATGCCCTCATCAATGAGAGGGAGCAAGGAATCCGGGGTTCATTGGCTCGATGGTTATGACTGCCCCTTTCACAGTGAAACGTACATACTCCACTCCCCGGTTGTGCAGGTCCCGGACGAAGTAACGCGGCAAGCCGAGAACAAAATCATCGCCCTCCGGAACTTTCAATACCTTAACTTCTTTTCTGCCTTCGTGCATCTTGGCTTCCATCAAACGCGGTGTAATTAATACTTAAATAATATACTCTTTAATTTATTTTTTGTCAAGAAGTTTTAAGTTTTTAGCTCGGGGGCTCTTGAATACTGGTGGGCGGGGCTCGGGGCTCGGGGCTCCAAAATGCATACGACAAAACGTCTATTTTTCCGCCAAAAGGCATTAGAAGGGAAAACAAAAACAACAGAAAAACACCTTAACTCTATACATAGCCACGAATTACAGCGAAAAATTATGTTTATTTATATCTTTTCACCAAATCAAAACTTTTTTCAAAACATTACAATTATAATGTTTTGCTTTTTTCAGAAATGTTCATATTTGGTAATAAAATATAAATAAAAAGAAAAATAATTGAAAACCCTCCCTATAGGGCCCCCACATCCTTGCTACATAAAGAGTTATTTCATTGTTAGTCTTGTCTAAGATTCCCGCTTGGTACGATTCTTGCTACCCCCGAGCCCCGAGCCCCGAATTTTATTTTTCTTCATCTCCACTCACTGCATAATTGTATGCGTTTTTCCCGTATTCTTTGAATTTCTGCCTCTGGACCCCCGGACTCTCTTTTTCATAACTCCTTGTTAGGTGTAGCTTTACTTTGAACCCGAGTTCTTATGCTCCCCTGACTCTTGCTCATTCAGTGCAAACCTTCCTATTTTCTGTATATTTTATGCATAAAACACAAACGAATATTTCCTTTCCCTGTAAGGATTTACATAGGTCGTTTCCGAATTTGGTGTATAAACTACGCATATCTTGGGGAAAAGATAGGAATTTTTAGTGCCTATGCATAACTCCTTACATAGAAAGGAATTAGCGTCCACGCAAAATGCGCCAAAAACCCAGATTCCGGTGTAAAATAATTCCTTGCATAGTAAAGAGTTACACCACTCTTGCCAGAAAAGTAAATTATTTTTTCACCAAAGAAAAACGTAATTCCTTATCCAGTAAAGAGTTACGTTTTTCGTCACTGTATGTGAACATTATAATTATAATGATTGTAATGTTTTCTTAATTCCTTATCCAGTAAGGACTTACAGTATATTATTTTCTATATGTACGAAAAACTTAGCGTAACTCCTTACCCTGTATGACTTTAAAATAAACTCATTTTATGCATTTTTCCGCCAAAATCTCACGTAACTTGTTTCTATATAAGGACTTAACTTTTATCTCCAAAATGTCCATACCGATGAATTTTTCTATATTTAGATTTCGATGAATGTCGAAATATCGTCAGGCGTATGAAAAATCATACACTTACACCTTCTATACGCGAAGAAAAAATAAAAAATCGTAAAAATTCGTTCGAGGGTTTTCATGCCAAGTTATCCTTGATTTTGTATTAAAATGGAGGCCCCGGATTCATGGATTCCTTGCCTCCGGGGCCTCTGATTCCCTGTACCTATTGCAGCACCTCCTCCAAGGTGACGTATTTTATTGTGGCGTAGGGGAAGAACCTTTCGATCAGGTCTGCGCAGTCTTCCGTTGATTCCTCCAGCATGGTTCCCGGGACGATATCCGTCCGGATTCTTCCTTCCCAGCATACATACTTTGTATGCTTCGCAGCCTCCTTGTAGGGAGGCTTCTGGAAGTATTGAATCACGTCTATGCCGCAGATTTTTTCCTTCGTCCCCCCGACCATGATGATAGGGCCTTCGGCATCTCTGCCGCAGAATATCCTTGCTTCCGTGGTTTTCATCCTCGATATCCCTTCAGGGCTTCCATGAGGGCCGTGAGCGAATCCGGGGCGGCTTCCCTCATCTGAGCCTTTCCGTAGGCTTCGCTGATCGTATACGCCGTGAAGGCCGCAAGATCCCGGGACGTGAGGACCCCGCTCCTTATGGCCATCAGGACGGCCGTTTCCGTGTTTTCTCCTTCCCCTATGCGGAGGACTTCGATGGTTTTGTCCTTCAGGTGGTTCGCATCTACCCCGAATAATTTGTTGCTTTCGTTGCCTGCTTCCAAGTAGGAAGCTTCCATGAATACTCCGTTGCGGGCGGTGGCCACCTCCTGAAAGTCCGCCATATCCTCCGGCGTGTAGATCGTCATAAGGGCCGGGGATTCGTCGCAATCGAAGCTTGCGTGTACGTTCGCACTTTCGGGTACGGCTTTGGTGCAGAGATGAGGTGAGCCGTCGTGTAGACTGACAGGAGGGCCGGGGGGATTCGTCGCACTTTTTATTATTTTGTAGCTCTTGCCTTCTTCGAATTTCATTTGTCTGTGCTCCTTCTTGTACTCCCGTATAGGGTCTTTTGCCCTTTGCGCGGGGTCTTTTATCCCCATGCGCGGGGTCTTTTGCCCTTTGCGCGGGGTCTTTTATCCCCATGCGCGGGGTCTTTTATCCCCATGCGCGGGGTCTTTTATCCCCATGCGCGGGGTCTTTTATGGGCGAAGTCGCCGCCCAGGGAGGCAATTTCGGGCCTATAGGCGTGAGTTGGATCAACTTCCTTCTATATACTGTGCATATTGTCGCTGCGGCCTCCTAGGGACCCGTGAGCCCTTGAATCTTGAGATAAAATCGCGTTTCCCCTCCCGCGTATCTGTTGACAACGGAGGGGAGGTCCCCGGAGTCCACGGGATGCACGCATTCATGCCATGCGCCCGCCGTTACTTGCGTTGGCGCGTCCTTATCGGAGAGCCGGAATTCCGCCCTGATTTCATAGTCCGAGCGGAAGGGGTTGAAAAACGGAGATTCCTTGCTTTTCATTGTGTACGTTTCTATGGTAGGGGAGAGCGTGAATCTTCCTAGAGTGAACTTAAGGCCCATGGATGCTACGAACGCGGGTTCTGTAATGCTTTGTTCAAAGCCCCCGTAGACAGGATGGAAGGTTGCGTTTTCTGTTTGCGGGACGAATGCGAGGAACAATAAGTAGCCTATAGCTAGATCCATATAAGGTTTTCTCCTTATTAAGCCGCGCGGGCTAGAGGATACCGCATTCCTCCGCTCTATGCGACTTTTTCGCATACTCCCTTACTTTGTCGAGTTCTTCCTTCGCCTCCTCTGATACTTCCCAGGAGCAAAGATGCGCCAGAACCTGCATGATCAACTTGTCACCCGCCTTGAATCTTGTCCCCCCGCACCAGAGGGGGAAACAGGAAAAATCGAGGTTCGCGCCCCGGAGGTTCGCGCCCCGGAGGTTCGCGCCCCGGAGGTTCGCGCGTTCTCCTTTCGTGAGGTCTTTCAACCATGCTGCATGTTCTGCGAGTATTCCCGCTAGTTTTGTCGCTTCCATCGTTTTCCTTCCTTGATCCTTTGATTCCCTCCCTATGCAGGGGAGGGCGCTAGAATTCCTGAAGTATGAACGCCTTCACGTCTTCTGGAGCGTCTTCGAAGGTGACGCGCTTTCCTAGATGCTTACCACGGATTGATTCGTATGAATCCCCATTCTGCCCGAATGACTGGAAGGGGGATTCCGAGCACGCAAGGTAGGGATATACCATGCATCCTAGCCCCTTGTCCCGATAGGCCCGGAGGATGACGGTATAGCGGTCTATGGAGCCGTCGGGCGCGTCCGGCCCTCCGTTGTCGTAAATGACGCATGTCCGCTTCTTCCCGTCTACTACGATGGAATTCTTCATCTTGATATGCTCCTTCTTGTATTCTTGTGGGTGAATTCGCCGCCTATAAGCTGATTTTATGACTGTGCATATTGTCGCTGCGGCCTCCTTGTGGTTATCGCGCGTAGACTATAGCCACGCATTGTATTAGGTAGAATTCAACGGAAAAACTGCGAAGGGCGTTTCCTAGTTTGAGCAGCCCCTCATACGCAAAGGTTTCGGAGTCATAGAATGTAGCATCAGAGATATCCTCTACTACTTCAAAGCATCCCGCATCTTCGTAGATACGTATATATCCTTTATTGTTTCGAATAACATAAGCCTTATTCATTATAGCACTCTCCTTGCCATTCTTTGTCGAATAGTTCCTTGAATTTGTTGCCTTGCTTCATAAGACAAGCTCGCTTCTTCCCGTCTACTACGATGGAATTCTTCATTTCCTTGTGCTCCTTAGTAGGGTCTAGCTCCTGAACCGCACAAACACAAGCCCTTGCTTCAGGGCGTATCGTTCTATGGTTTCCTTGCTTTTTGATAGTAGCGGCATAGGAATCAGGGGGCAGGATTCATGGATTCTTGCCCATAATTTTCTGTGCTCCTTTATTGCCGGAATAAAAGAGCCCTCCTTTCCTTTCTTCGCCTCTTCCTTCACTGCAGTTTTCCAGCGGGCTTCCTTCATCTTGATACGCTCCTTTCCTCGTACAAAGCTATCTCCCGTAGAATCTCCGGGAGAATCCGAGCATTGACGGAATCAAGCCCCATGATATCTATAGCCCCGCCGTTGTATAGCCGGATCAAGGCTCCTTCCGATTCATATAGCCGGTCCATGTAGCCCTCGATCCTTTGGACCATGAATTCCGGTGTCCTTATGATGTACGTATAATCGATCCCTAAATCCTGAATGACTGCGAACCAGTTGATCGGGACTCCCTCATCGTCAGGCCGATAGCGGAGGAGCGCAGCTACTTTCACACGCTCCTTGAAGCGCTCCAGGTTATCGGGAGAGTAAAGGAGGGGGATATCCTCGTATGGAGAGAATATTTCGGCCTTCCATTCGTTGTCGAATTCTTCCTTGAATTTTGCGCGGGGATCTTCCTTCATTCCCTCCCCCACCTCTTGACATCCCTCTGGAGGCATCCGCATTCGATATTCGCGCGCAGCATGATCCCCGCCTCCCTTGCGGAGTATGACAGGGGAGCCTTGAGCCCCAGGGCCTCGGCTGCCGCTTGCGTGTAGGAATCCCCGTAGCCGTACTGGAAGGGCAGGACGATGGTTTTTTGCGTAGGAAGGAGATAATCGAGCGTTACGACGGCGGAGAAGTAAGAATTGCCGTACGTTTTATCGAACCATTCCTTGCCTTGAATATCGATGGTTTTGGGGATGAAGCCGATTTTGGCCTTCAGGGCTTTGCGGGCTTCCTTCTTTTGTTCCTTGTGATAGGCTTCATTCCGGATCTGTTCGATTGCTTTCCTTGCTTCCATAGTACGCTCCTTGCGAGAATATATTGAATCGTGTATAAAGCGATTCGATCCGCCTTCCAATAGGTACTGGAAGGCAGGCGAAGCGTTCTACGCGTAGAATTCGACGAGAATCCAAGCCTCCGGCGTATAGCCGTATGCTTCCATGATCGCGGAAAGCGCGGAGCGGATTGCATCTTCCCCTACCCCGTCGATCCTTTCGCTCAAGCTTATCCCCGCGTCTTCTATCGCGGAGCTTACGGCTGCGCTTTTCTTGTCATACCCGTAACCGCCCGCGTATCCTTTCCCCGCTCCGTCTTTCGTCCAGATAACCGCATATTTGCGTCCGTACTTATCGGACCGGGAAGCGTATAGGCGGAGATCGATGATTGCGCGCTCGTCCTTCTTGTCTACGCATTTGTAGCCGTAGTACAATTCTTTTTCCCGATAGTTTCCTACGGAAAACTTATCCATTCCTTGAGTCTTCGATATATCCGCTTTCATGTTTCCTTCCTTTCCTTCAGTCTTCTATTCCCGCGAACCTTGAAGCCCGCGCCATGGCACGATAGGGACCTTCGATGATAGCCGCCCGGCAGTCGCGTACCGGATTCCTCGGAAGTATCGAGTCAAGCCGCTCGGATTTAAGCAAACATGCGTTCGCTTGCCGTAGCAGGAGCGCGCACATGAGAGGGTCGGAGGCGCGGAGGGCCGAGGATCGGAGGCGCAAGGCGCGGCGAATCAGGTCGGAACGTTTGGAACGCATGATAGTACCTTCCTTAGTAAATGGATATGAAGCGCATAAAGCGTTTCCTCATCCTTCCTTTATACAAGGAAGGAAAGGGAAGCCCTCTATGCCCTTATTTTAAGCTTGGAGTCCGGAATTTCCATTATCTCCGCCGCTTCCTTCCGGCTTTTCGCGCGCGCGAAGTCCCGATAGGTTGAACCGTCGCCGGTCCTTGCGCAGTAGAGCGGAGAGGAAGGATATCCACCCCAATACGCGCCTCCGTCGTCATAGTCTCCGTCAACCATACGGACGCGGAAAAGTGAAATTCGCTTGTCCGATACTTTGCGCGGGTCTCCGAAGGAATCCCTTCCCATAGGTGCACCATACTTGCAAGGTACTGGCTTGAATTGTCTTTTCATGGTTCTACCCTCCTTTCAATCTTCGTCGCTGTCAAGGCACGCGCTATCGATCATATCGTCCAGCTCGCGCGATATCAATGCAATCCGTGTTTGCTCAAGCGCGTGGGCTTTTATCAGTTGAAGCCATTCCAGCGGTACGCCGATACACGGTTCCGCTTCGAATTTCGCCAGCGCGTTCATACTATTACAAACCCTTCATGGTAGCAAGAACCGAAAATATTCTCCGTTCCATGGTATATCACGCCCTCATGCAAAGATTCAGGGAATCCTTCTATCAAGGTTTCGGCGGAACGTTCGAAGTAATTTCCTACCGATTCCGCCTTGAACCATGATTCATTGACAATTGACTTCCAGTCGTCAAGGGAAAGAGTAGCATAGGTGAAGCGGTCATATTCTCCCTTATCGCTTGCGCGCACGCCGTATACAAAGCAATAATCTTGCTTTGTTTTGCTTGTGCATTTCCAAGCGAGGCCATACTCAAAAAGTGATATTTCAAGCGAAGCGTCCGGACCTTCAAAGCCCCTGAAGTCATAGACTCTTTTTGCCTTCATATTCAATACCTTCCTTCTCGCTTAGACTTCAATCGCTCATAGTTCGATTGCATCATTCCCTTTATAGTATAAACCATAAAGAGAATCCCGCAAGCGCACTATTTCACGAATTCCGCGTATCCTCCTTTTGCGAGTCTGAATTCATGGGTCCATGCGGTACACCTTACAACGGTCGGTATGTAAGGATCGCCTACGTTCAGGTAGTCAATATACTCTCCGTTTTTTGTTTCGCTTGAGTCTATGGATTCTACGCCGTAGCATTCAAGCAATTCGGAAAGTGCGTGCATCGCTACCTCATTATATGCCGGTCCGCGATAGCAGGACCTTTCCCAGGCGAAAGTAGCGGGGAAGTCTGCCGCGTTGATATGGCCTTCCTTTATGGCGCGGATCTTGCGGTAAAATTCCCGCTTCCCTGTTTCAAGTTTGCGTCCGAATTGATCGAAAAGGGCCTTTGCTTCAAGGTTCATCATCTCCGCGCCTCCCTGATTCCTGCGCTCACGTTTTCCGCGTACCGTTCGCTCTTCCCGAATACTTTCCCCTTTGATCCTTCCGGACGATGGGCCGCGCGGAGGAAGCCGTCGAAGGTATCCCATGAGAGGCGGCGACCGTTGGAAAGGAGGGATGCTTCGCGGTTATCGGGGAATTTGATTTTGATCAAGCCGGAATTCGATTGAATCATGGAGATTCCATCTCGGATGAGCGGTTTCATCTTGTCACCGTCCGGATGAATTTCCCTTTCCCTGAATCCCGCAAGTCAAGAAAATTATGGAAGCTGGAAGCCTTGATAACAAAGAAGGCAGGCCTTCCGCGCTTCGCCGCTACGCTATGCGCTTCCATGATCGCATGGTCGCGGGAGAGTCTCCCGTCAACCGTTGTATAGCTATCGGAGCCCATGCAATCGATAAGGTATTCCGGAACGGTTTCAAGTTCTCGCGTCAAGTTGTTCCACCGTTTGTTATGCGTTTGCATCATGCCTACAAAGTAAGTCATTTTATGCCTTCCTATGCTCAAGCTAAGGCGACGCCATACGGCGCGCCCATGGTCCCTAGCTCTCTTCAATAATTCCATCGCGCAAGCTTGCGGATAAATCAGAATAAAGGTCCATCGCATTATAGAATAGTCCGCGATGGAGTACCGCGAATATCAAGGCATCTAGCGACACTACGCGGTACCCGTGCGATTCGATCATGCTTATAGCGTATTCCATTTAGTCCGCCTCTTGCGCTATGCGCGCACTACGGTACGCAATTCCGTTATTCCGCGCGCTCGCTCGCCTCATGCGCGCCCATTCGTCCGCATAGTCGCGGTCCATGCTCGCACCGTGTGCAAGAGCGGAACGAAGGCGGTCAATGGCGGATTGCATCGCGGGGGCTATGGTCGGGTTAGTGTGTTGCATTTTACGCCCTCCGCGTTGCAATCTCTGCACGTACCTGCGCAAGCTCGCACGTCAACCGTTCAAAGGCGGCTTTTTCGTGCTCGAAATATACCGGAGTTACTGCGCGCAAAGACTGCGCAAGCCAGGTTTCCGAAAAACGCAATTGCGATATAGTCAACTCTGTATTTTGGTTCATCTCGTCACCCCCAAGTAAGCTCTAATCACCTATAATCATTATACACGATACCGCGAAAAGCGCAAGTAAATAAAGGAGAATTCGATTCGATTTATTAGAGGATCAAGCGACGCATGGGGGCTGTTTAGGTGAATGGGTTCAGTGAGTCTAGTTCAATGAATGGGTTCAGTAACCGATATTTAGGTGAATGGGTTCAGTGAACCTGGGGCCTACGCTACATGTAGCGTAGGGTCATACTATACATAGGTATACGCTAGCTATGGTGTTGTAGTGCGAAGGTTCAAGGGCTCGGGGCGCTACCTATAGCGTAGGAGGGGAGGGGGTATGGACCGACGCTATAGGTGGGGCCGGATTCATCCCCTCCGTAGTTAGGAACAGTCTGAGCATTTTATACACTTCATGTACGTGAAGACGGAGGACAGGCCGCTTATTCGTTTGTCAGGAGTATGTGCACTTTTCCTGACAGAAGGGACTTGACAGGCAATGGTTTATGTGGTAATATATAGTAAAGTAGGACAAGGAGTAACAGGATGGAAGGTAATCTGAATCGAAAGATTCGCGTAATGACTCGGGTGATATTCGAAGAAGCAAAAAAGAATATGGAGGAAAGAAGAGAGCCAAATCTTACCGTCGGGCAATACAACGCCATTTTTGAGGCAATTCAAAAGGTGCTTGATGGGAATGTATAAAGCCCCCGAGCCCGGATTCTCCGACCCAACGCCACAAGGAGCCACAGATGCACGGAGCCAATGAATCACGTATTTTCTGCCTCGGAAGAAGGAACGGGAAGTCCCGCACTATTAATGACTGCCTCCAACGGGCCTTTGAATCCGTGGCCACGGATTCCCCGCCTCAAGGACCCCCCGAGCCCCAGCACAAACTTTCTTTCATTGTGGATGAATTGACCAGCAAGAGCCAAGGAGCCCTCGGATGAACGCGCCTAATCTCCAGAAAGGCGATTACGTCCTCGCCACAAAGTACGTCGATGGCGACCCACAGGACCATTGGGCCGTGGGCTTTTACGAATCCTTGACCGCCCATGAGCCCCCGCGCCATAACATCGTGGATTCAAACGGCAAGCTATTCAGAGGGAACGGTTTCCGCAGAGTAAAAAAGATTTCAGCAGAACGCGGGGAATGGCTACTGCAGAACGCGAAGCTGATAGAGTCGAGCGGCAGAAGCGTGTGGTGGTGGGTTAGAGCAAATATGCGTGGTTGTATGAGCAACGTACAAAGGAAGAAAATATGAACGAATATCCAGTTCCGTACGACATGCTCAACGGCAGATGCCTTGTCCCCTGCCCGCACAAGGCCCAAGGAGTGACAGGGACAGTGATGCTTGGAAGTGCTTATTGCCGTGAGATATGCAAGCACCACGGAGACTACGGCCCGGGTTTTATTCTTCCGGGGGAGACGGTAAAGTGCTTATACGACGAAAGGGAGGGCAGGATTGGTTGCCCGTCATTCGAAACGCAGTACCACGAAGCCAGCCTCGAAATTGTGAATCTGAAAGAGCAGGTGCGCAGGTTACGTGAAATGATGGATTTGCGGATGAGAATGGAGGGGCAGGACAGGGAAAAAAGGGAGCCCCTTGAATCCCGGATTCATCGGATGCGGGAGGCACTGGAATACTTTGCCCACATCCACGCCCCATCAAATCCGAGCATGACAACGCACGAAGCAGAAGAGTCCTATTTAGTGCAACTCGAAGATATCCGTGTCAGAGCCCGCGCCTCACTCAAGACCCAAGGAGCCCCCGAATGAAGAGACCCGAGCCCTTCTATGCAAGAGAAACCACAGCGGTGTATTCAAAGGACGAGATGGACGAATACCTCCAGACCCTTGAGCCCCGAGCCACGGATGCAAAGGAAGTGGAAACGTGTTCACCAAGAGAAATTGCAGAGCAGATTGTAGAAGATGTTCTCGAAGAAAGCGACGGAGCAATTCAACGCACGGAAGCGTTGCTGTGCAAATGGGTTGCTTCACTTGTAGACAGCGAGCCAAGAGCCATGGATTCCTTGAGTCCCGAGCCCACGATGCCATGGACCCCTGCTCCTGATTTACCTCGCCCCAATGTAAGCACCCCCTCCGCAGGCCCGCCCGTCCAATGGAAGCACTGGACCCCTGAGCCTGTGCTTTCCCGGAAGCCACGTCCTTCCGTCCTCTGGTTTGCCGAGCGCATGGAGGCCAAGCTGAGGGAGAATGACCACAAGGGAGGTTGGAATGCCTCCGAATTCTCGGAGTTGCTTGTTTTGCTGGAAAAGGAAGTAGCGGAACTTGGCCAAGCAGCTTTCCGTCTTGCTTGTCTGGAGATCACGGATTCCACGATCCACGGAGTCATTGATGAAGCCGTTGACGTTGCCAACTTCGCAATGATGATTGCGGATAACGCCCGAACGTACAAGAAAGCACTGGAGGTACAAGTTGAATAACCACATCAGCTGCGCTAAATGCGGTTCCCATGCCATCAACGAGCACCTCCACGGAAGGAAGGCGGGGAAGCATCCAGAGCTGTGTGATGTCTGCTATTGGAGGGCGGAGTACAACCTGCTGGCTATAGTCAAAGCCATTGAGTCCTTGAGTCCCGCACCCGAGGTGCCATGGACCTCCGAATCTACCCTCTACGATTGTTCCACTGGGGAAGTTTCGAAGCTCCCGTTCTCATCTACGCCCTCCGCTGAGGTGCCGCCCGAGCCCATAGTATACACCGGTATTCACCCCTTCACTCACCAGCCGATGCGGGCAACCCTCGGCAATTTCGACTCCAGCGGGGGAAAGATCAAGGACATGGAGCAAAGAATCCTGACCCTTGAATCCGAGATTCAAGGGCTCAAGGAATGTCTTGAATTGTTGCCCTCCCCACCTATGCCACTACCGGACGGAGGTAAGTTGACGTGAGTAACGAATACATTCTGACCACCGGAAAGGCTGCGGCTTTCCTCGGAATCACCATAAAGACCCTGCAGAATTGGGACAACAAAGGCGTACTTGTTGCGCGGAGGACTCCGGGAGGGCGGAGGTATTATCTGAGGGAGGAACTTGAAGAGAGGTTTTTCGAAAGGCCTGTAGCTGTTGTCAAAAAGGAGGACTGACGTGAAGTACCGAGAGCAAGTAGGTAAGGCGTTCATTGAACTGAATTTGAATATTACCTTGTGGCAGGCAATCAAATTGCGCATCGCCGGAAGGAGCTACGAAGCAGTGGTAGCCAAAGTGGCCAGCGCCCTGAGCCTTAGACTCCAGATTGCGGATATGCAATCGGAAGGAACGGAAGGATGAAAGTATTTCTCGGAGGAACCTGCAACGAAAGCACGTGGCGTGATGCCCTTATTCCTTTGCTGGAAGAAAGAGGAATAGACTACTTCAATCCTGTTGTCCCCGACTGGACTCTCGAATGCATGGAGGAAGAGAGGAAACAGAGAGAGGAGTGCGGAGCCTTCGGCAGCAACAATATTTGTCTGTACGTGATAACGAAAGAGATGACGGGAGTGTACTCTATTGCGGAAGCTGTGGACGACTCCAACAAAAGACCGTACCACACAGTCTTTTGTGTGTTGCAAGATGGATTTGATGAGGGGCAGTTGAGATCCCTGAATCAGGTGGGGAACATAATACAAAGGAATGGTGGGGTGTTTGCCTGCTCTCTTGCGGAGGTCATGGAAGCGCTGTGCCCTCTTAGAGGACCTTTCGTGGCAGCAGGAGGTGCTTGACTTTTCCCATTTCTTGCCGTATTCTGGACTTAGGTACGTGTAGCGACAGGCGGCAAGGAGCAGGGGATGGATACTACATTTGATGACGGGCGCTTCCCTTCCCATAGGACGCTCGAAGACATAAAGAAGCACGTTCTCGAAGCCGTGGGCTACGGGCTGGACATCGACAGCGCCTACCTTGCCAACGAACTCTCGTACGAAGAGCAGGATCTTCTGGATGCCGACGAGGCGTTCCAGTACCAGTGCTTGTGCAGGCACAAGAAGAAGGAACTCACTCTGGCTTCGAGCTTGGAGAATATCAGGATTCAGAACGAGATGCGGGGGATTTCCACAGAGAATCGTTTCTTGCTTGAAAGGCTGTACTCGGAGAGGTGGGGGAACAAGCAGACGGTTTCGAATTCTGTGCCGGAGATTCCGCAGCCGGTGGTTAGCAGGAAGGAATAAGTCAATTTTGGGGCGGAAGGTAGTGTTATTTGTCTATCTTTTGTTTGTTCTATTGAGCGAAGTCGGCGATTAGGGCCGGAAATTTTCGAGGGGGCACAAAATGTTTGATTTTGGTTTGTATGCGTTTCCTGCTGATGTCGGGTATCTTGGGTGGATCAAGACTGCGGACGGAATGTACTTTGTCGATCTTGACGGGGTCATTCTGAAGCCGGGCATGTAGGGAAGGTTCTCTTGTTTGTATTGATTGCCCGTAGATACGGCGGTGAAGAGTCCCATGCCTTCCCTCTCGGAGTATACGAAGACATCGAGAAGGCCAAAAAAGACGCCTATTTGTACTACGCATGGAGAGACAGGAAGTACGAACCTGAAATCTATGTGCCTACGGAGCGAAACGAAGATGGCGTGCAGGACATTATGAAGCCCGTGTACGGACCAGATGATTTCCTCGCAGACGTAAGGAAGGGGAAGTTCAGGGACGTTACCCATAGCTGGATGGAGGAGACTTTCTTTGGTTGAACCCGATGTCCTTATCAAGTTGTCCGATGGAGCCCTCGCATTCTGGTGCCCCGGATGCCGGAGCCACCACAGTTTTGACTCAAGGTGGTCGTTCAACGGGGACATGGTGAAGCCAACCTTCTCCCCTAGCCTGAAAGTAGGCCCGTGCTGGAACACGCCCAAAGGTTGGGAACCTGAGTTTGACAGTGAGGGAAACACCGTCCTTGCACCGGACGGAATACACGTGAAAGGGGCAATCCACATTCTCTGCCATTCCTTCGTCCGTGATGGAAATATCGAATTCCTGTCCGACTGCTCTCACGCACTGGCGGGGAAGACGGTAGCTTTGCTTCCCATGGACGGTCCTCTTGATTGAAAAAGATGACGTAGCCATTTACACCCTGAGCAAGGACTCCCTCCCTTTCTTCTTCGAGATGCACGTAGTACGCGATAATGACGAGCTGGAGAAGTACGTAAAGGACTTTTACAGGGGAGTGTATAAACGGGAGGATGTGTGGGAGGAAGGAACAAGAGCCTTGGTCAGGAGAACAGGGTATAGCGGGGATGCTCCGTTCGCGTATCTCTTTGTCTCCGAGGATGCTTTAGGGACAAGGGTATTATCGCATGAATGCACGCATCTTGCTCTTGCTTATAGCCGCGCTGCGGGAAGGAAACTCCCTACAGCTGAGGCGGGAATCGATGACGCCGAAGAGGACCTTTGTTATCTGATCGGGGACATGATGGCGGGGGTTGTGGAAGTGCTGCGGGAGAATGGACACTATAATGAATAAGGAGCTTCCATGAGAGGATACTTGGCTTATTTCAAGTACGTCGCGGTGCATAAATGGTTTGTTCTCCTTGAGTGCTTCAATCGTTGCCTGTTCTGGCGTGGCTTTATCCACGACTGGGATAAATTCCTGCCCTTCTCTTTCTTTGCCTACGCCAATCTGTTCTACAACAAAGATGGAAGCAAGAAACAGAAGAGGGACGCTACAGGATACTACAAGCCCACGGACACAGGAAACAAAGCATTCGAGGATGCGTGGTTCGTTCATACAAGGCTTCATCAGCATCATTGGCAGTACTGGGTCCTGGCAACAGAGAGGGGACAAGAGAAACTTATCCCTATGCACCCTTCCGCGATCCTTGAGATGTACTGTGATTGGGTCGGAGCTGGAAAGGCCCAAGGGACCCCCGATACGAAGGCATGGTGGGAAGCCAACAAGGAAAAGATGCGTTTCCATCCCGACACGTATAAACAGATAGAATCTCTTGTGTATACGTAAGGAAGGCAACGTTTGTCAGCACCCATAGCGCCGCGCAGAAAAAGAGGCAACATCCTCCCTCCCCTCCAGTTCATAATGACGGGGCCGCAGGAGACGATATTCAATGATCCTGCCAGAAATAGGGTGGTGGTTGCCGGGAGACGTTTCGGGAAGACGTATCTGGGAAAGTATGAAGTTTCCAAGTACGCCGTAAGGAAAGCAAACTCCTATATATGGTTTATTGCACCTTCGAGAGGCATGGGGAAGCGCCTGCTTTGGAAGCCGCTCAAGGAGTTTCTTCCAAGGGCGTACATCAAAGATAAGAATGAAACCGATCTGTCCATCGAGTTGTTGAACGGGTCTACCATAACAGTAAAGAGTGCGGACAACCCTGATTCTCTCCGTGGAGATCCCCTCGATTTCGTGGTTTTCGACGAAGCCCGCGATCAGGCTGCGTATACGTGGGAAGTCATACGCCCCAGTTTGGCGGATAAACAGGGGGATGCCTTATTCATAACCACTCCAAACGGCTTTGATTGGGTATATGATTTGAAGAATAAGCATGAGGGCGACCCCTCTTGGGGCTATCATCATTACACCACGGAAGATGGTGGAAACGTTCCGAAGGAAGAAATAGAAGCTGCAAGACGGGACATGGACCCCCGGATGTTCGAGCAGGAGTTCAATGCAAGTTTTGTCAACATGGCAGGACGTGTTTACTACGCCTTTGACAGGGATAAGAATGTAGTTGATTTGTCTGAATCTGTGCTCATGGCGCAGGATGGAGAAACAACTATCTTGATAGGCGAGGATTTCAATATCAGCCCTGGGGCTGTTGTTGTAGGCATACGCAGAGGACGGGATCTCCATATCATCGATGACATTGAAATTCCCGACAGCAACACCGAACTCATGGCGAAGGAAATACGGAGAAGATACCCCGATAACCCGGTTTATTGTTTCCCTGATCCTGCGGGTGGTTCCCGGCATACCTCCGCCGCAGCCGGAACAACCGACTTCACCATCCTCCGCAAGGCAGGATTTCAGGTCTACGACCCCGGAACCAAATATCACGTTGTTGACAGGATCAATACCGTCAATGCCGCTCTTTGTTCTGCGGCAGGGGAACGACGCCTTCTCTTCCATAAAGGAGGGTCCACCCAGCATATCAAAAAGTCCTTGGACGGATTCACCTATGTGGAAGGAACCCGGATTCCTGATCCCAAGTCGCCATTAGGTCATATAGGTGATGCATTAGGATATCTGATTATGGCACAACTTCCACTCAAAAACGGGATGCAGAGAGTCCCCGTGACAGGAGCCTAGCCTCCCCGTATCTCCGCAGTATTGCGTCTTCCGCCGTTTCATTGTATACTTGTATGTAATTGTCCGCTCCTACAGGAGGCCACAAGATGCCCATGAAGAAAGGTTCCTCGCAGAAAGCGGTCTCTGCCAACATCTCCGAGCTTGAACACAGCGGGAAGTATTCCCATAAGCAGGCCGTAGCTATTGCCTTAGAGAAGGCGGGCAAAAGCAAGAAATCCTCCAAAAAGCCTGCACAGAAAAAAGGAAAGAAGTAAATGGACTATACCCTCGCCTCCGTAGCCGCAGCCTCCATGGGCTCCGCCGTCCCCATCCCCGTGGGTCTGATGACCGTGCACCGTGAATATGAAGCCAACAAGGGCCGATGGGCCTTGATGCGTGATGTCGTCGAAGGCGAGGATGTTGTAAAGGAAAACAAGACAACCTACCTCCCCCAGCCCAACGGCATGAACGAATCCGAGTACCTTGCCTACCTGAACCGCGCCTCCTTCACTGGATTCACGGGACGCGCAATCGATGCCATGCTGGGTCTTGTGGGAAGGAAGAAGCCCACGTTCGAAGCGCCCAAAGAAATCAGGGCTCTTGAATCCGACATCACGCTGACAGGCGTCCCCCTGGACGCTTTTGCCATGAACTCCCTGGCCGAAACACTTACTCCCGGAAGGGTGGGTATTCTTGTTGAGTACCCGGTCACGCCCGAGGAGCCACTGGTCAGGATGGACGTGGAGAACTACGGAATCAGGCCCTACCTCATTATGTACACGGCGGAGAATATCCTCGACTGGAGGGAAGGCCGTATCGGAAACAGAAGGGTGCTGACGTACCTTAAATTGCAGGATACCTATGAGGAGCCTTTTGCCTCCGGAACTTCCCTGTATACCTACGAAACGAAGATATCCACCCGCGTCAGGATATTCCGTCTTGAGGAATCCGAGGGAGTGGTCAACTGCGTCTTTGAGGTCTACGAAGTTGATCCCGATGCTTTGGTGGGGACGAAAGAGAAGATGCTCCCGCTGGATTCCGGCTACATTTTCTGCGACGGCGAACCCATGCACTATATCCCCTTCTACCCCATCGGCCCCATGGAAAACACCATGAAGGTTCAGCGTCCGCCCTTGCTCGATATGGCGTTCCTGAATATCCACCACTACCAAGCTTCTGCCGACCGCAACCATGCGGTGCATTGGGCGGATGTTCCCACCCCCGTCATCAGCGGGCAGTTGATGGACGAGAACGGGCAGGTGGCAAAGAGCATCAAGCTCGGCCCGACTTCGGCTATCATGCTCACCGAGGGAGGAAGCGCCACCTTCCTGGAAATGACCGGAGAAGGCATCAATCCCACGAAAGAGTTGATGCGTGAATATGTGGACGATATGTCAGTCCTCGGAAACAAGATCCTCGCGGGGGATGCCAAATCGACGGAAGCCGCCGAGACCGCAGCCATCCACCGCGCGGGAGAGCAGGCAATCCTTGCCACCATGGCCAACAATATCTCCTTGGCCCTCACGTCCGCGCTCAGATGCATGGCCGAATTCATGGGTCTGAAAGGCAAGGACAGGCAGGAAATCACCTATCGATTGTCCACCAACTATTTGCCGGGGAATATTGACAGCCAGACTCTCATTGCCCTCATCGGAGCGAGGACGGCCAACAAGATCAGCGACGAGGAATTCTACGAAGCTATTGTCGCCGGAGGCCTCGTGCGCGGAGACAAGAGCTTCGAGAAGCACATGAAGGAGATCGCGGCACTTCCTCCTATTGTAGCGCCTCCTGCGGAAGGTGGTTTGACCACGGCGTCCGCGACTTCAGGCTTGCTTAAATAAGTTGGAATAAGGCGGTGGAATCACCGCTTGACACTTTGTAACTCTTGTTGTAGTATAGACAATGTTAGTATACGGTTTGCTTCTGGACAGGCCCGGTTGAGCCTACGACAGAGGCAAAATAATCATCTCTCTGCATTGCCGATTGGCAAAGAAGGTTGCATGGCGTTTCAGGACGAGCTTCGGGACATTCTGGTTGGATTTGTGCCTGAAGACAAGAAGGAAGAGTTCACGGAAAAATCGGCGGGTATCTTCGAGAAGATGGGCACGGTATTCAACGAAAGCGCTGCAAGCATCGCCGCCCAGAAGACCAAGATACGCGAGCTGGAAGCGAAGGCCCAGACAGTCACGTCTGCGGACCCCGAGGAGTTCAGCAAGGTTTTGCGGCAACTTGAGGACCGGGACAAGATTCTGGAGTCCAAGCAGAAAGAACTTGACGAGGTGAACGCGAAGTTTCAAGGCACCTCCAAGCAGAACAAGGAATTCGAGAAGCTGGCGAAGAAGCTCCAGGATCAGGTGGACAAAGAATCCAGAATCCTGAACGAGACGGTGAAAGCCGCCGAACTCCGCAAGGCCATCTCTTCCTTGTCGCTCAAGGACCCGAGCATGTCCGATGAAGTCTTTGGTCTGTTGTCCGGTGACATCAAGATCGATGTGGGTGAGGACGGTACGCGGCGCGTGTATGCGCGCATGAAAGGCGACAGCGGTGTGGAGATGGAGGTTACGCCTCTTGACTACATCAAGAACTGGGCCGATACCAGCGTTCTTGCCAAAAGCATCCTTGCTCCTCCGAGGTCCTCGGGAAGCGGAGCGTCAGGTGCCGGAGGTGCGGGGTCCATAGGGGGCTCCAAATCGACCGAGCAATTATATCAGGAAGCCCTCGCAAGCGGCAGAACAGAATTAGCTATTATGCTGAAAGCGAAGTTGGCTTCCGAAATGAAGGATTAAAGTAATTGGGGGCGCGAAGCCCCTGAGAGCAAAGGTCCTTACGTAAAACAGGTGGAACACCATGGCCATGACCAAGACCGATACCCTGAACTATCGTGGCGAGCTTCTCCAGATCGGCGGAAAGCAGACCCCCTTCCTCAACCTCATCGCGGGCAGGTCCCGGCGCTCCGGTGCCTTCCTGTTTCCCCTTGCCCAGACGTGGACCCTTGCTGCGGCTTCCCAGCCCGCGATCTCGGAAGATGACTCCGTAGGGACCCTGACTCCGACGACCACGGCCCGTTCCGAGGCCACCAACACGGTGCAGATTTTCCAGAACACCGTGCAAGTGTCGCTGAAGAAACAGAGCACCTCCGGCTTCATGAGCGGCATCAACACCAACGACCCCAATCCGGTCGTGGACGAACTGACCTTCCAGAAGAATGTCCAGCTCAAGCAGATGGCTCTCGACATGGAGTACGCTTTCCTGAACGGTGTCTACGCGAATGCGACCACGACCGCCACTGCGGCCAAGACTCGCGGAATCATCACTGGCATCACCACGAACACCGTGGCGGCTGCGGGTGCTGCTCTCACCAAGCCCCTCATCGACAAGCTCTTGCGGACCATGGCCGACAACGGCTCCCCGTTCACCGACCCCGTGATCTTCGTCAACGGCTATCAGAAGCAACAGCTTTCGCATCTGTACGAGTACGTGCCCCAGAGCCGGACGGTTGGTGGTGCAAACATTCAGCTCATCGAGACGGATTTTGCTCAGATGGGCGTGGTTTACGATCCCCAGATTCCTGCGGGAACGCTCCTGATCGCGGACATCTCCGTTCTTTCCCCGGTGTACGTCCCCATCGTGCCTCTCAGCAACGGCGGGATGGAATTCTCCATGGATGGAGCCGAGGTTCTGTGGCAGCCGACTGCGGTTACCGCTGCGGCATACGGAGGCTACATGTACAGTCAGTGCGGAATTGACTACAGCGCCGAGACCTACCACGGCACCCTCACGGGACTCGCTACCGCGTAAAGTGTAATTTAGGGACGAAGATTTTAATCTTCGTCCCTAATCTTTTGTTTCCTCCTACATAAGGCTTCCCATGGGAATAGTCTACTGCGCAACCAACAGAGTAAACGGGAAAATGTACATCGGAAAGAGCAGGGATTCCGCTCTTACCCGACGAAGGCATTGTCATCTAAACAGTGCTCGTCGAAAAGACGGCTTTGTGTTCCATGCCGCCCTTCTGAAGTACGGACCCGAGAACTTTGCGTGGAAGATTTTGGAGCACTCCGACGACAACGAAGTGTTGTGCGATCTTGAGCGGGAGTATATTGATTTGTTTTCAACCGCCATCTCTTGCTGTGGGTACAACCTTACTCACGGAGGGGAGGGAGCCTCTATGGCTACGGAAGAAGCCAGAGAGATAAGTAGGCTTGCGCATATTAAGGCAGCACCTAAAATAAGTGCTACACTTAAACGAAAGTACGCCTCAGGGGAGATAATCTCTCCCAACAAAGGGAAGAAGGTAGTTTACTCCCCCGAGACGAAGGCGCATCTTACAGCAATACGAAAGGGAAAACCTGCCCCAAATAAGGGAATTCCTCACACCACAGAAGCCCTAGCTAACATGTCCCGAGCGCATAGAGGCAGGAAGTGTCCCAAAGCAAAACTTACACCTGTCTCCTGTGTAGTTTGTGATACCGTATTCGAATCCAACGCTACGCATAAGAAATTCTGCCCCGAATGCAAGTCCAAGTACGGATGGAGGAAGCTCAACATCCTGCGGAAAGACGGCTACGCCTACGTCCCACAGCATTTTGATTACCAGACGGTCTTTGTACTCAAGACCGACCCTTCCGTGATCCTTGAGCCCCTGCCTGTGGACACGACGACGAACAGACCTCTCAAGAGCCCCAAGAGCCCCAAGAACCCTGATAAGTCCTTGTACCTTCGGAGGTTCCGCATCAAATGTACCTCTTGCAACAAGCCGTTTATCTGTGGTACAGTGACAAGAGAACTCTGTCCTATTTGTACTGAAGATAAGGAGGCTGTACAGTGAGCATATTCAAGCAGGGACCCCTGACTCCCGCTTCAACCACCCTCGGAATCCTGGAGGAAAACGTAACCGGGATCGGAGTGCGGTGGCATGATGCGTGGGGGGATGTCCAGAAAGTGATCCTTACCCCCTCCGAAGGTGTGGCTCCGCTCACGCTGACGGTGGTAGGGACTACCCCTACGGCAGTGCCTTCGGTGACATCCGGAGAACTGATAACCATCGCCACTTCGGCGGAAGACTTTGCGGGCATCAACGCACAGGTCAAGGGAGCCCTCGTCAAGTGCGAAGCAGGCAAACCCTTCAAGGCGTATTGTGAGATCAAGCTGTCTGAAGCCACGCAGTCTGACTTCCTGTTCGGCCTGTGCGGCATCAAGACTGATCTCCTTGTCACGAGCGTCTCCCATGGGATCAACACTGCTGTGGAGGGCCTGTTCTTCTGCAAGCTCGACAACACCACGACCATCAACTGCCACAGCTACCTTGCGGGAACGCAGACTGCTGTTGCGGCTGCGGGGACCATGGGCGTCGTGGCCCGCGAGTACGAGATTGACTGGGACGGGACCCTTGCTACTTTCTTCCTTGACGGGGTGAAAGTTGCGACTTTCTCGGCCAGCCTTCCCACTGTTTCCCTTACCTTGTCACTCAATTGTCGTGCTGGATCGGCTGCGATCAACACGTTCACCATCTACCCCGGTCTCCGGGTGATTCAGGCCAGGAGCTAAACATCATGAATCTTTCCATTCCCGACGGCTTTTGGCCGTCCGCCCGCGACTACCTCACTGCCCTCAACGCTGCCGGTCCCCTGCCCCCGATCCGGGGAACGTGGTACTGGGTAGATCCGACCTCCGGAACCAACGGAGCCGACGGCATCTCGACCGACCGCGCCCTCGCTTCCCTCTTCGATTCCTCGGGCGCGTACGACCGCTGTGTAAGCGGAGCCGGTGACGGCATCGTCCTGCTCTCCCGGGGAACCGGAACCGCGTCCCAGACCACGAGCTATGCCACTCAGGAACTTGCTTGGGACAAGCACGGAATCACGGTTGTCGGTGCCTGTGCTCCTGTGCAGAGCTTCATGCGTTCGCGTCTGGCCAACAAGAGCATCGTCACGACAGCGACGCTGACGGCTGTGGCGGACACTTCCATTTCCCGCGCCACGGGATCTTTCATTACCGATGGCTGGGTGGCGGGGATGAAGTTCATCACGAACGTGAACGCCGCCGCCATCACGGTCGTTACGGTTTCTGCCCTGTCGATCACCGTCACCGGGACTCTCACCGTCGGGGCGCATACGTCCATGACCAGCATCAACGTCAACCTCATCACGGTTTCCGGTTCCAACAACGCCTTCTACAACACGATGATGTGGAACGGCGGTTCCAACGCCCTCGAAATCGGTGGCGTCGTGGTCTCCGGTGCCCGGAACTACTTCGGCAACTGCCACATCGCAGGAGCCATGGGTGCGGCCACCGCCGCCACCAACTATAGCCTGAAGCTGGATGCGGCTGAAGAGGCCTGCTTCGAGGGCGGAACCATCGGGTCCGATACCGTGGCGCAGGGCAACAACGCCGCTTCCGAGATCCTCCTGAGCGGAGCCGTTGCACGCAACAGGTTCCTCGGCGTGGAGGTCCAGGGGTACGTGACCGCAGGAACCGCCCACGGCGCGATCAAGAGCGCCAGTACCTCTGGTGGTCGCCCGACGGCTTTCCGTGGTTGTCTGTTCAATTACGCTCTGTCCACGGCTGTCCCTGCGGCTCTGCACATCGTGACGGGATCGACCGACAAGATCATCCTGCAGGACTGTGCCTCCGTGAACGTGACCGCCAACGGTACGCAGTTGTTCAACAACGTCGGTGCCCCGACTGCCGCAGCTGCGGGTGGACTCAGCACCACGGCGTAGTAAAGGTAGGGCCCTCCTCCGGTATGGAGGGAGGGCTCTTTTCTTTCGTGGGGATTTAGGAGAATCAAGTGAAAATCAAGTTCTTTGGTAACGGCCATGTATGGGACCCGGGCAACAACAAAACCCTCTGTTCTTTTGTTGGAGGGGAATATGCTACAGACAAACCGGAAGAGATTGACATCTTGCGGAAGTGCAAGTTCAGGGAAGAGGTGATTTCGGCTCCCGCGCCTGTAGTTGAAGATCCAGCTCCTGTCGTGGAAGTCGTTGTCCCCGCTCCGGCTCCTCCCCCGGTGGCGGAAGTTGTCACTTCCGAGCCTTCCGTAGTAAGGAAAGACCCGGAAGTTCCGGTCGAAGCGGAAGCGTCTGCTTCTGTAGTAGTGAAAGCCCCTGCCGCTGAAGCCCCCCACCAGCCCAAGTTTGTCAGGAAGAACCTCCAGAGGAGACCCTAATATGAGCGCCCCCGAACGAACAACGGAAATTCTGGAGGGGGCAAGAGACGCCTTCACCGGAGCCCTCGGAGTCATGGATAACGACCACAGAGAGATACACGAAGGGAAGAGCTTCAGCGTGATCGGGAATACGGGATCTCTGGCTGCCGCCGCCGTGTACGTTGTCACTCTGTTGACTCCCGTAGCCTCGGCAGGCAAGTACATCCATCTTCGTCCCGCCAAACTTCTGTCCACAGCCAATCTCCTGGCGGTGCAAGTGTACGAGGGCACCTCCTCGACCGATGGCTCTGCTTATATTCCCATAAACCGCAACAGGAATTCCTCCAATCTTGCTGGTACTGTTGTCACGGTGGGCGTAGCCAATCCAGTTTACGGAACCATCGTAGGGCAGGATGGAGCGGGCGCTGCGGGTACGGGTAATGCTTCAGGAGGCTCCGCAGGAGGAACACAGGAAATCGTTCTGAAGCCGGGGACCCTTTACCTCGTGAAGTTCACGAACATCGGAGCGGCCACTGCCACCACCGGGTATTTCGACCTTCCTTTCTACGAGGAATCCAGGGGCTAACCGTGAGCGCTATGGAAAGGGTGGCGGAACTTACAGAGAACTCCCGCTCTTTCTCCGGAGACGCCAGCAGGACTACAACCTACGCCGACGATTACACAGTAAGAGGAGCAGGCTTCCTGCTTCAGAAGAACTTCACTATCCTGACAGGGGCCTCCCTTCTTATTTTGCTGGACTACACAACGTTGGTTGGACTGAACAAAGTAGTGTTTCTGCGTCCCGCACAGTTTTCTACTACGAGTGGCCCCGTCACCGTCATTGTCTACAGAGGAACAAACTATTCGGGCGGGACCTTGCTCCATGCATACAATCTGAATACGATAATCGGTGGGGAGTCCAAGTTGACTTTGACGGAAGGGCCTACCGGAACAGTCAAGGGAGAGTCGGCGCTGGAATGGCTCGTGGGGACAGGAAGCACGAACCAGAGCAGCGGAGGCGGGAGTACTCAAACGGATGTCAACATCATAAGGCCAAATTCAGGAAAGACACTCATGGAAGTGGTGAACGGTTCAGGGAAAGACATCATATTTAACATAAGCCAGATATTGTTTGAGCTTCAGTTCTAAGCTGTGGCTATTGTCCGCATGCGGTTTTTGTGCTAAACTTCCTTATCAGTAGGAGATACTTATGGCTTTTGTCGTTGAGGATGGCACAGGAATTTCGACCGCGACGAGTTATTTGGCAGTAACTGCCGCCGACACATATCACGCGGATATGGGGAATACCGCATGGGCAGCCGCCCTGACGGCTGACAAGGAAACTGCCCTCGTGCGTGCCACCCGATCCCTGGATTCCCTGTATTCCGGGCAGTGGCGCGGCGAGAAGTTCTCTTACGCGCAGGCCCTCGACTGGCCCCGAAGCTATGCCTACACCTACCCCGAGGAATTCGAACTCACAGGCGTCCCTGTCATCCTGAAGAACGTGACGGCGGAAGCTGCTCTTATCGAACTTGCAACTCCCGGAGCACTTCTCGCTTCGCGCGATAGAGGAGGGGCGGTGAAGAGCGAGAAAGTGGATATCATCACCATAGAGTATTTTGAAGGCGCGTCTTCCGCCACCGTGTACCCGACGATTGCGGCCATGATCTCCCCCCTCGTTGTGGGTGGAAGAGGGTCTCTGTCTGTTTTAAGGTGCTGAGATGCAATACGCGAAGATAAAAACCAACGTGGCTCAGAGGCTCATCAATAAGAACGGGAAGGCTGCTTCTTTGCAGCGCCCCGGAACTTCCGCAGGCTATACAAAGACGTGGAACGCGGGGCAGAGCCGGTATCAGTGGGAGAATAACACGACCCATGTCATTGTGTACGTTGATCCGGCTACTGCGGTGACTCTGGTGGCGGGGCGTGTGGTTGAGAGCAAGTATGAGGCCACGGAGATTGACGGGACTTCGATAATGTCTTCTGACAGGAAGTTCATAACTTCAGACCTCACAGATCCGACTACGGCGGACAAACTGGTCTTAGGAAGTGTTGTGCTAAATATCGTTTCTGTAAAGAGTTTGCAGCCGGGAGAGGATGAAACCTCGGGAGTAGTTACTACGATCCTGTGGACGCTTCAGTGCAGGGCGTAGGGTGGAGTATCTGTTGTTTGCTCTTTTTGTAGGGGGGATCAACGGAGCATTGGTTCTGTACTTCTGGCTTGTTCTATAAGGCAATAATGGACGGGGGAGAATTGCAATGGAAAGCAACATAGGTCAATTTCTGTTGCAACTGGATGCAATGAAGCTGAAGCTCAAGAGCATCCCGGATGAGGTGGCTAGGAGGAGCTTCATAATTTTGATGGATAAAATTATTTCAGAAACGCCCATCGATGAAACAGACCCCGACGATGTTACGGCAAGAGGTGATTGGAATGCAGAGGCTGGTTCCGAACCTTCGGAAGTCCATCGTAACGACCGTTCCGGAGAGGCGGCGAAAGCGGCAGTCAGAGCAGCGGCAGCAAGTTGGAAGCCCTCGGAACGGTCG